CCCGACCTTTGAGGGCTTCGTCACCAACGACGATTTTGTCCTCGCGATCGATTGCTCCGCGGAAGGTTCCGCCGAGATTAAGGACTACGCGGTCGCGCAGCTTGGCGTGACCGGCCTTGACGCCAACCTCAACCCGATCACGCAGGACAAGACCTATATTCGCGCCGGCCAGTCCACCATGAAGACCGGCAACCAGAGAGCCTTTAAGGTCTCCGGCGATCGCTATATCGGCGATGACTTCCAGGACTTTGCCCTCTCCCATGCTGTCATGTATGGCACTGGCTCCGCTGTCATTCGCAAGTACGTCTACTTCTGCTTGCTGAACGGCAAGGGCGAGACCGGCGAGGCTTCTATCATCGTCAACTCTGATGGCAGCGGCTCCGCAGGTGAGAGCGCCAGCATCGACATTGACGTCAAGAAGGCCAACGCCGCGCCGAGCGAGTACACCTACTCCGCGGCGTAATTTAAGAAGGAGGATTTGACAAATGGCAATGTTTCAGTTTTCCGCTCGCCAGGTCGAGCTCAACTTCTGCGATCAGATCAAGTGCACTGTACCTCTGACCGACGAGGTTCAGAAAAAGGTGCAGGACGCCGCGAAGGAACTGCTTCGCGTGTCTCAGGCCGCGAAGGACTCCGACAATAAGGAGCATACGCTCGACGACCTTTGCGATTCTGTGATGGACGCGATCGACGAGATTCTCGGCGAGGGTATGTCCGACCAGATTCTCGGCATGAAGGAAGGCTATACCTTCTGGGACGCCTGCGACGTGTTCAAGTATATCACCGACGAGATCAACACCGCAATGCGTGGCGTGGCTGCGTCCTACGCGTCCAAGCCCCCGAGCACGCCGGTCAATCGCGCGCAGCGCCGCGCAAAGCATAAGAGACACGGAGCATGAATCTCCTAACGACCCCATTGCCGTATGCGGTAAAAGTCGGCGGTCGTGAGGTTCCCATCAATACGAGCTTCCGCGTCGGAATGCGGTTTGAGCTTTTGGCTCTTGACGACCAGCTTACACCGGAGAACGTCTTGACAACGTTCTTCGGTGATAACTGGCCGCAGCCGTATGACGAGGCAGTCAAACAAGCTCTCTGGTTTTATTGTCTCGGCAAGCCTCACGAGAAGGAGGAAACCGACAAGCAAAACCTCAAGCCCTCTCGCAGGAGCTACGATTTTGAGATCGACGCCGATGCGCTCTATACCTCATTCCGCGAGG